CCCCGGCTCGTCTCCTGCTACTTCGGCGGCTCTCCGGACTGGGAGCGCCTCGCGCGCGTGCTCGAGCTCGGCGCGCGCCGACACTGCTCCGCATGGGAGATCGACGTCCGACGCATCCCACCGCCCGCGCCGACTCACTCGCTCTCGGCCAACAAGAACGGAAACACCCACAAGCTCGACTGGTGGACGGAGCAAGTCGAGGCCGCCGAGAACGGAACGCAGATCCTGCTCATCGACTCGGACACGATGATCCTCGGCCAGCTCGACGCGGCATGGGATCAGGACTTCGACTTCGCCTACACCACGAAGGGCGGGCGCTTCCCGTTCAACGCGGGTGTGATCTTCCTCCGGGTATCGCGCCGGGTGAAGTCGTGGATGCGGACGTGGCGCGAGGAGAACCGCCGAATGTTCGAGGACTCCGCATATCACCTGCCGTGGTACCGGCGCTTCGGAGGGCTGAATCAGGCGGCGCTCGGGAAGATGCTCACGGAAGACGTCAACGTGAAGATGGGCGTGAAGCTTGCGACGCTGCCCTGCTCGGTGTGGAACTGCGAGGACGCGTCGTGGGAGACGTTCGGCGATCAGACGCGGATCGTCCACATCAAGAGCGGCCTCCGCCTCGCGGCGCTAGCCACCGGGGACGGCTCCCTGAAGCTCATGCCGCTCGTTCGGATCTGGCGGGCGATGGAGCGGGAGGCGGCTTGAAGCCCTGGTACACCCTCGCGGAGGTCGCGGACATGCTGCACGTCGGCACCCGCACGACCCGTCGACTTCTGGCCCCGTACCGGGGGCAGTGCCATCTCGCGCGGAAGGGGCGGCACCCGAGGCTGGTGCTGTGGATCCCAGGTAGCGTCGTGAGCGTCCTCGTCGAAGCTCGGCAAGAAGTCTGGTCTTCGGCGTAAAGGGAAACCCCGAAAACCTGAAACCATGTCAAGCGTTTTCTGGTGTGTCGCTTACGTAAGACACTGACCGCGGACACGGGAGAACCCGGCTGGAAATCCGCGCTTACCCTGCGGGCCCATGGCGCTCACTCTGGCGCAGCTGCAGGCGAACCGAGACGCGATCGACGGCGCCATCGGAAGGGGTGAACTCTCGGTCACCTTCGCGGATCGGACGGTCATGTACCGCTCGGTCGGCGAGTTAAAGCGCGCGCGCGACATCATCGACGCGGACATCTCGAAGATCGCCGGTCGTTCGCGCCAGTCTCTCGCGGTCGGATCGAAAGGGCTGTCGTGAGCACTCAGCTCGCCCTTCCGCTCGAACCTCGGCCCGTCGGCAAAGCCCCGCTCTCCGCGCGTGCGTCCGTCTACGAAGCGGGAGCCCAGACGCGTCGCACCGTGGGATGGAAGGCCCCGACGACGTCGCCGAACAACAGCCTGCTCTACAGCCTCGCCACGCTTCGCGATCGCTCGCGCCAGGCCATTCGCAACGACGGATGGGCGAAGGGAGCGATCGACAAGCTGGTCTACAACATCGTGGGCACCGGCATCGTCCCGCTTTCGAAGGCCGCGGACCCGACTTTCCGCAGCGCGGTCCAGGCGCTCTGGCTGGCGTGGACGTCCGTCAGTTCAACCAGCGGGCAGCAGGACTTCTACGGGCAGCAGGCGCAGGCCGTTCGGTGCTGGCTCTCGGCGGGCGAGTGCTTCATCCGGCTCCGTCGCCGATCCCCAGCGGACGGTCTTCCCGTCCCGATGCAGGTCGAAGTGATCGAGCCTGAGCTGTGCCCCGTGGACTACAACGGCACGCGCGGTGGAAACAGGATCCGCGCGGGCATCGAGGTCTCGCCCATCGGGGAGCGGGTGGCCTACTACTTCTTCGCGCAGCGCCCGGGAGATCTCCAGGACTACGACTCGGGAGACCTTCGCCGTGTCCCCGCCGAGGACGTGATCCACCTGTACGAGGAGCTTCGGCCCGGCCAGTATCGCGGCGAGCCGCACCTGACCCCCGCGCTCATCCTGCTCTGGGAACTCGACAAGATGCAGGACGCGACCGTCCTCCGCGCGCAGCTCGCGAACATGTTCGCAGGGTTCCTCAAGACGCCGACGACGGACTCCGACGTACACCCGCTCACGGGCCTCGCTTCGAACAAGAACGACGAGGGCAAGCCGATCCTCACGCTGGAGCCCGGCACGTTTCAGGAGCTGGCGCCCGGAGAGGAGGTCGTGTTCAACGACCCGCCCGCCGCGGATGCCTTCGCCCCCGCCTTCATGTCGCAGCTTCTTCGCAGCATCTCGTCAGGCCTCGGAATCCCCTACGAGATTCTGACCGGGGACATGAGCGGCCTGAACGACCGATCGATGCGTGTCGTCCTGCAGGAGTTTCGACGCGGCATTCAGGCGCGCCAGTACCTCGTCGTCGCCCATCAGCTATGCGAGCCGGTGTGGAAGCGCTGGATGGACTCGGCGTTCCTGGCGTCTGCGCTCCCGATCCCGCCCGCCTACCTCGATGACTCGACGCCCTGGTCAAAGGTCGACTGGCGCCCGCAGGGCTGGGCGTACACGCACCCGGTCCAGGACGTTCAGGCCACGGTGAGTGCGATCAAGGCCGGTCTCACGACGCGCGCGGCCGCGGTGAGCGAGCAGGGCTACGACGCGGAAGAGATTGACCGCGAGCAGGCCGAAGACAACCGCCGAGCGCAGAGCCTCGGCCTCAACTACGAGTCGAGCACCGCGGCGCCTGCGCCCGTTGCTTCGGCCCCTACGCAGGGAGCGTCGGCATGAAAAACAAACAGTGGTTCGAATGCAAGGTCCAGGACAAGGACCAGACCGTCGCCGATATCCACATCTTCGGCATGATCGGCAGCTTCATCGACGACATGTTCGGCAAGTGGGACGGGATGACCACCGCGAAGTCATTCGTCGACGCCGTCGCGGCGCTTCCGGAGACCGTCAAGACGCTCAAGATCCGGATCAACTCTCCGGGGGGAGATGTCTTTGGCGGGATCACGATCGCGAACGCTCTCAGGAGCGAGCAGGCGCGCGGGCGCAAGGTTGAGACGATCGTTGAAGGTCTTGCCGCGAGTGCCGCGTCGATCATCGCCATGGGCGGTAGCCCGGTGAAGATCGCCGACAACGGGATCATGATGGTCCACTCTCCGTGGACGGGATCCGTGGGCAACGCTCGCGACCTCCGCGCGACCGCGGACATTCTCGACACCATCGAGGAGACGCTGGTCAAGACCTACCAGTGGCACAGCACGCTCGACTCCGAGCAGATCACCGCGCTCATCCATGGAGAAGACGGCCAGGGGACGTGGCTCGACGCCGCGGCCGCTGTGGAGAACGGCCTCGCGACAGAGGTGGTCGAAGGCTTGAAGGCGGCGGCCTCGATCGACCCGCGCGCGATCACCGCCCTCAACATCCCCGAGAAGTTCGCCGATCGCGTCAAGGCGTTCTTGCGCCACGAGGATGCGCCAGCTCCCGCGCCCGCGCCCACTCCCGTCGCGAAGGTCTCCAGCGAGCAGATCGTGAAGGCATGCGCCGAAGCCGGTCTCGACCTCGCGTTCGCCAGCGCGCTCATGGCGGAGAGCCTGACGGCGGACGCGCTGCCCTCGCGCATCGCCGCCGAGAAGGGCGCGCGCATCGCCGCCGAGACCCGGGCCAACAACATCCGCGCGCTCTGCGGGCAGGCTCACGAGGATCTCGCGCCCGATCTGATCGCGAGCGCGCTCAGCTTCGACCAGGTCAAGGCCCACATGGCGAAGGTCCTCTCGAAGCTCGACAAGGTGGAGATCGACGCCGGTCTCGCCCCCGAGAACGGCAAGGGCAAGAAGCCCGCCATCAACATCTCGGCGATCTATGCCGAGCTCAACAAGGCGCAGCACTAACTCTCGTTTCCAAGCAAGGAGCCATCCATGAGTCTGACCGAAACCCAGCACACCGGCGAGTTCATCCTCGCTGAACCCGAGCCCCAGATCTCCCGCCAGAACGTCACGGTGACCGTGGCGTCCGGCGTGAAGCTTCAGCCCGGCCACGTCATGTCGAAGCTCTCGGCGACCGGCAAGTACGTCGAGTACGACAATGCCGGGACCGACGGCTCCGAGGCGGCCGCGGGTGTCCTCTACAACGAGTGCGACAACACGGACGGCGTCGCGCCCGTCGACTTCTCGGCCGTCGTCGTGACCCGCCTCGCGGCGGTTCGCAAGACCGATCTCAAGTGGGCCAGCGGCGTGGACTCCACCGGAAAGACCGCGGCCTACGCCGACATGGCCGCCACTCTGCTCATCGCCAAGGACTGATCCAAGGACTGATCCTTCGGCACAACTTCAAGGAGAAAGACCATGCCCATGCTCGATGTTTTCCGTGGCGACGCCTTCAGCGTCGTTTCCCTCACCGATGCCATCCTGAAGGCTCCGTACAAGCCGGGCCGGATCGGCTCGCTCGGGCTCTTCCGCTCGCGCGGCATCACTACCACGACCGTCACCGTCGAGGAGAAGGCTGGTCGCCTGGAGCTCATCCAGACCACGCCCCGCGGCGGCCCCGGCACGTCAATCGGCTCCCAGAAGCGGACTGCGCGTTCGTTCGTCGTGCCCCACCTCGAGAAGGATTCGAAGGTGATGGCCGACGAGGTCCAGAACATCCGAGCCTTCGGTTCGGAGAACAACACGGAAGCCGTTCAGACGCTGGTCAACGAGCGGCTCGCCGATCTCCGCGCGATGCACGAGGTCACCCTGGAGCGCCACCGCGCCAGCGCCATCCAGGGCGTCATCCTCGACGCCGACGGATCGCCCATCTACAACCTGTTCGATCAGTTCGGGGTGGTGCAGCAGACCGCGGCGCTCTCCCCCGATCCGAACACCGACAACGGGGATCAGCTCCGCGGAGAGGTGGTCGTCGCCCAGCGGCTCATCGAGGACGAGCTGGGCGCCGAGCCGATCAGCGGCTACCGCGCGTTCTGCGGTGCGCAGTTCTTCGATGACCTGCGCGCCGATCTCGGCGTGGTGGAGACCCTGCGGCGCGCGACCCCTGCGGCGCTGCTCGAGCAGGAAGCGAACATCCGCCGGTTCACTTTCGCCGGCGTGACGTGGGAAGAGTACCGCGGCAGCGTCGGTGGCCAGGACTTCTTCGCCGACGACGAAGCGTACCTGTTCCCCGAGGGCGTCCCGTCGCTGTTTTCGACTTACTACGCTCCGGCGGACTTCGTCGAGACCGTCAACACGATCGGCCTCCCGATCTACGCGAAGACCGCGGTGGACGACGAGCTCCAGCGGTGGGTGAAGATCCACACGCAGAGCAACCCCCTCTCGCTCTGCCTGCGCCCCCGCGCCGTCGTCAAGCTCACGATCACCACGTAGAGCGCCTGAAGCCCTCCCCATGTCCGATCTGAGGCCACCGTTCGTCTCGGCGCTCGATGCCTTTGGCGTCGCGGCGACGGTGGCCGTCCCGGACGGGGATCCGGTGGAGACCAGAATCCTCTGGCAGCCGCCCGTTCCGGAGGAGTACCCGACTGGCTCGGAGCATCGCAGAGCCACGCCGCGCCGTCGGATGGCCATATCGCTCGCGGACATCCCTGAAGTCCCCAGGGGCACCGTCGTCATGGCGCCCGAAGTCTCCGGAGGCGAAACCGCTCGATGGACCGTCGATGAGACGGAGCGCGTCGACAGCGACCATCACCGAGTGGTCGTGATCTCTGCGGAGATCGAATCTTGAGCCGCCGTCAGGCCATCCTCGCCGCGTTCATTGCCCGGCTCTCGGGCATCCTGATCGCGGACGGGTATCAGACCGACGTCGGCCAGGTCGTCTTCATCGGAGAGCGACCGGTCCTCGGGCCCGACGACCCGGATGCGTCGATCGACGTCGTCGTCGGCGCAGATGAGCCCGGGTACCAGGGCGAGAACGTCTTCGTCGCCTTGCCGGTGACCGTGCGTGCTGTCGTGAAGGCTACGCGCGATGCAGCGTGGGCCACCGTCGAGGCCGCGGTCTCCGACATCAAGACGGCCATCGAAACCGATCATGATCTCGGCGGCCTCCTGTTGGCGCGCGGACTGGAGCGCGGAACCGTGGAGCCCCGCGACCGTGAGCCCGGAGACGTTGTCGTCGGAGTTGGCATCCGTTACACACTGAAGTACGTCGAGAAGTGGGGGGCGCCGTGAGCGCTGCGGTCCTCCGACTGGATACAAGCGACATCGCATCGTCGGTCGCTATCCTTCGCTCAAAGTATCCGCAGGCGCTCCGCCGCGCTGTCAAGCGCGCCGGTACCGCCGCGAGAACAGAGCTTTCTCGACTTGTCTCGGCCGACATGGCGATGCCAGTTCGCCGGGTTCGAGACGAGATCAAGCTCATCTCGGACGAAACGTCGGCGACGCTCAGCGTTCGGGGATACCGAATCCCTCTCATCGACTTCAAGGCACGCGGTCCTGAACCGTCGCGCGGCCGCGGGAACGGCGTGTCGTACAGCCTCCCGGGCGGTCGAGGCCGACTCCCGCATGCGTTTATCGCGACGATGGCAACCGGCCATCGAGGGGTTTTCGAGCGCACAGGCCGCTTCGGACGTGTGAACAAGGCCGGGCGCCGCGGGCTCGAGCGCATCGCCGAGAAGTACGGGCCATCGATCGCGAACGTGTTCAAGAAGTTCATGTCGGAGGGCGCTGACCGCGGACGCGAGGCGCTCGCTAAGAACGTGCAGTCTCAGATCACCCTCATCATCAGCAAGAACAAGTAGGAGACCACCCCCATGAGTCAGCCCTTCGAAATCGTGGCGCAGCCCTTCACCCTGTGGGTGGCGGCCCCTGGAAGCGCGTTCCCGACCATCGACGAAGAGCCCGGCGTGAGCTGGACCAAGATCGGCACGTCGGGCGATCTCAACTACACCGAGGACGGCGTCAAGATCAGCCACAAGCAGAAGGTCGAGAACTTCCGCGCGCTGGGCTCGACCGGGCCGAGGAAGGCGTTCCGGACCGAGGAAGATCTGATGATCTCTCTCACGGTCGTCGACATCACGCTCGAGCAGTACCGGATCGCGCTGAACGGGAACGCCATCACCACTACGGCCCCCGGCGTCGGCGACTCGGGCTACAAGAAGCTCGGCCTCTCGCGCGGCCTGAACGTCGAGCAGTACGCGCTCCTCATCCGTGGGGCGAACGCCTCCGGCTACATGGAGGACGGTGTCACGCAGTACGAGGTGCCGATCGCCGTTCAGGTGTCGGAGCCCGAGCTGGCCTTCGTGAAGGGATCGCCGGCTGGCCTCAGCCTCGAGTTCCAGGCCCTCGAGGATCCGGACGCGGCGAGCGACGACGAGCGCTTCGGGCGTCTCGTCATGCAGAACACCGAGCCCGGCACGTAGCCGTGACGCTCTCCGATCGGGCGTCTTCGCTGGTGGCTGAGATCGCGGCTCACAAGGCTGCGATCCGCCACCACCGAAGTGCCCTCGGCAGAGCGAAGGAAGAACTCATACGGCTCCAGAGCGCTGAAGCCGGCATCAAGGTAGTCGTTCAAGGCGGAGGGAAACACCCATGGCCAGAAGCATCCTCGAACTCGCAACACTGACCGAGCACGCGACCGTCGCGATCGACGGAACGGCGTACGAGCTCATCAACCCCGAAGAGATCTCCATTGTCGACACGCATCGTGTCGGGAAGTGGGGCGCTAGAGTCCAGGAGCTTTACCAGGACCTCGAGGCTCGAAGCGACGAAGAGGTGAGCGAGCTGGCCTCGCTCCTCGATCGTCTCTGCCGTCTGATCTGGAAGGCGCCGTCTGAGGTCCACGATCGACTCACCGACACGCAGCGGCTTTCGGTGGTGACGGCTTTCACCGGGCTCCAGCGGGGGACATGGCCGGTGCCCGCGGGAGCAAACGAGACCCCGGCAGAGGCGCCTCTCGAAGGCCAGCCCGCGACGTCGATTGGGGAGAACTCGTAGCCCGTCTGGTGCGGTTCTACGGAGGCTCGCCCATGATGTGGCTCAAGGAGATTCCCATGTGCGTGGTGAACGCGCACGTCGCGATGCTCGGTCCGCTGATGGCCGACGAGAGCCGCGCGTCTGCGACGGTCGTCGGAGTCGGGCACGCCATGCGACCCGGGGACTGGGCGCGCCGCCAGCTCTCCTCGTGGGAGAAGGCCGCGCGCATCAGCGGTGAGCCGATTGCAAAGGGCGTCCCTCCGGGCGTCGGGATCAAGGTGGTGAAGCGTGGAAAGGCGCCGCGAAATGCCTGAGACATTCGGCATCATCTACAGGCTTTCAGACCCTCGGTTTCCGAACGTCCCTCGGTACTTCGGGCAGACAACGAAGACGCT